GACGCTAAGAACGCTTCTTCGGGTTGGTAAGCCCGAAGTGTTCTCTCAACCATCTTTTCCAGGTTATCACCTGGGAGAGAGAAGTTGAGACCGATAGGTTCGCAAAGATTTGCGACCTTATCAAACACTTCTCGCTGCCTCCTTGAAAGAAGGCATCGGCTCCTCCGCCCTAGGAGTCTACAAATGTCGAGAAAGTTGTCATCAGACACCTTTCTCCACTTGAGCTGGGGTATCACCCAGTCTCGAGTGATTATCTTACCAGCAAACTCAGAGAGAATGCTAGAAGATACTGACTTTTCTGGATTCCAAGGGCAGTGCATCCGGTCAAGCATGGCGATGTACTTATCCTTAAGACAGCCGTCTAGGATAACTACATCATCCCCCAGTACGAAGAACTGATTGTCATAACGACCATCAGCCAAGTACAGTAGGAGAAGTCCATGTGTCAGGGTAAAGGTTGCAAAACTTGGGTATAAACCCAAGGGTTGACCTTTCTTCCATTGCAGAAATCCTAAGCTGGATTTCCAACAACCACGAGAGATCTCAGCAAAGAGATCAACGTGCCGTTGCTGCTCTATACCGCTAGGTATAACAGTGCGTAGAACATCCATCTGGATACTCAACGGAAACAAGTCCGTTGCAGATGAAAGATCTATGGAATGAACCTGACCACCTTTAGAAAGGTGTGACTGGATGTGTGCGTGTGCTTTCGAATGATCGAAAGTACAGTCCCAAGGTAGCTGTTTCACCAATCCGTAAAGGGTATCACCCAGAGGCCGAAGGGCTTCTTGGTGTATCCTTAACGGAGATGCAACAGACCTCAGCTTCCCACCAGGCTCCTGTAAAAAGTGGATCTCTCCACCGAAAACAGGTTCCGGTGGGTCATGGGGTGCCAGGTTATCCAGAAATTTTATCCGCTCCTCTGCTCCAAAGAGCAGAGGTCGATAAATCTCTGGGTACCTGGTATAGAGACTCCTGCCTGCAGATGTGTTAAATAACTGGAGGTCATCCAGTATTGACTCATTCTGCGGGACAGATCTCTGACCCCAAAGCCGAGGAGCTTTCTTATTCGGTGAACCCGAATAAGTTACCAAGGGCTTGTGCTTGGATACAATCCTACGCACTCGCACGACCTGGCGTACAAACCTCTTGAATGAGGAATGAAATTCCTCATCAAGACCATCCGATGGATCAGCGTTTATCGCTGATAGGAATTTCTCCTTTTGTGCCTCAGTCATTGACGGAAGCACATAGAAGGAATAAGCCATAAAGGCTTGTATCCCTCTGGTGAAGTTCCGATCACTTTTCAGTGACCACCGGATGAGTGATCCGATTGGACCAGCTATCTCCCCACGACGATTCTTTCGAATCCACGTGAGGTGGGGTAGCCCAGTCTTCATTCGGATCAGGTCCACCTTGAGACCTTTCAGCCTCTTGATGGTCCACTCTACGCCTGAGTGAATTTCCCATTTAACCCATTCCTTCAGTAATGGAGAAACGAGTTGCTTGGGAATGCCGATGACAAAGAGCCTCCGTCTGAGCATCTCCTGATGGTGTTGCATTAGCAACATGGCTTGTCCCTCTTTTGGAGTGATGGCTGACCAACAGGAATGCCGACGAGGCACTCTTTGCGATCTTAGGCCCATTTGGGACTAACCGAACTTCAACCATGCCAAGAGGTAGCCAACGATGAAGGCAAAGAACAAAGGCCAGAATCTAAATCCCCTAGCTGGTGCTTGTGGCCTAGCAGTAGCCATGGCCAACTGATCCTCTGCTGAAGCCAGACTGGTCTGCAATTGGTAAACTTCTCGCTGAAGTTTACTAATCGTCTCTAGATGGTTTGCTGTGGTCTGGGACCCACACTGCTCTTCATGAGTAGTAGTGGCCTCCAACAACTCACAGATCCTATCCATGAGATGCTTCTTAAGATTGCAACTTGGCAATCTTTCGATAGCGACCTTCTGCTTATGCAGGTGGATTAGCAGGCTTAGCTGGTCTGCTAAGTCACGAGGCATTAGCGTGGGAACTTGGAATCTGTCTAGGTTCTTCACCTCCTTCATTGTTTACCTCCTGGTTTAGGTTGTTATTCGG